GTGGCGAATGTCAACAACAACGGCAATGCCAACAACAACAACGCGTCCAATACGTGGATTGGGGCGCCGGTCTGATTTCATAAAACGGTCTGGTTCCAGTAAGTTAAATCAAGGTCAGTCCAAGAGTATGCTCGATTGAGCGGAAATGAGTACCTAAACCATATTTTATGGAAGGAGAGTGTAACCGTCCTTAATTGGTAAATAAGTACCTTGACGCGGCCAGCCGGACGCTTCTTGCATGGTTGGGGATAGACGATGAGCCTTTGGAACCTGGCGAGTACCCGATTTCATGACTGTTGCCGCAGAGAAGAATACAACGCGTCCCTACAATAACACTTTGCGAGGTATATATGACAAGTGCAGATAGGCACGAGATACGTTATCAAAGGCGTAAATCAAATAGGCTTAAAAAGAAATTAGAATACAACTGTAAATATGACGACATTGAGGTTGCTGCAAGTACGGAAAATCTAATTCATGCGCACTGGGACTCAAAGAAAGGCGTTATGTGGAAAGCAAGTCCAGCAAGATACGATAAAAACTATCTGCGTAACGCCTCAAAACTAAGCAAGGAATTGCTCAACGGAAGATATAGGTGCAGCGGGTTCTTTTCGTTCAGAATAGTCGAGAGAGGAAAACCGAGAGAAATACATTCTCTTCATTATTCTGAAAGAGTTGTAAGAAGAAGCGTCTGTATTAACTCACTTGTTCCAATTCTTTCTCATAATCTGATACACGATAATGGTGCAAGTCTTAAAGATAAAGGCATATCGTTTGCTAATAAGAGGTGCGAGAAGCATTTACATAGTTATTTTAGAAAATACAAAGATAATGAAGGATATGTTCTCGTTATTGATTTCAAAGGTTATTTCGGAAATATACGACATGATAAGCTTATTGAAAACTTATCAAACATGATTAGTGATGATAGGTTGCTTGAGCTTTGCAAAAAGTTTATAAGAGCCAGTGCCGGAGATAAAGAAGATGAGGATAAAGGTCTTTATATAGGGCCTGAGGATAGCCAGATATTCGCTGTATCATACCCAAACAAAATAGACCATTTAATAAAAGATTGCTGGGGAATTAAATACTATGCGCGATATAATGACGACTCGTACATTATTCATAGGTCGAAAGAAGAGCTTAAAGAAATAAAGAACAAACTCTTTGACGTATATACTGAATACGGAATTATACCAAACCCAAAGAAGACACAAATAATAAAACTTAGTAAAGGGTTTACGTTTCTTAAGACAAAATACTATTTAACTAAAAATGGAAAGCTTGTTCGTAAACCTTGCAAAGACAGTATTGTAAGACAGCGAAGAAAGTTAAAAAAGTTTAATGAGTTTATGAAGTTAGGACAAATGAATATTAAACAAATTGAGCAATCTTATATGTCTTGGAGGGGATATATAGAATATAAAGACTCCAGACGGACTGTTTACAATATGGATAAATTATATTTTTCATTGTTCGGTCAGAAACCGTGGCTCAATAAAAGAAAAAGAGGTAATTAAAATGGAAGACAGAAACGATGTAATTCAGGCTGAAATTAACGCTTTATTAAATCTACTGGAGCAGACAGATTATAAGGCAATTAAACATTCTGAAGGACTTATTAGCGAAGCTGAATACGCTTCTATCAAGAGTCAGAGAGAGACTTGGAGAGCAAGAATTAACGAACTACAAGAAGAGCTTGAAGCTCAGTCTTAGTTAGATTTAATGCTTATTTTTCAAGGTATAATTCATCGACTTGCCTTGAAAAAATCGCTCTAAAGGGCGTTTTTTGCTTCCATTATTTAGCAAAGCGCAGATTGGAGACAACAAATGAGCAATTTAGAAATAATTGAAGCTTTATGTCGCTGCATTGAAGAGCTGCTGGCCTTATTAGAAGACTCAGCAGCCGCAGCGGAGATAGAGAAAGAATATCAAGAAATTATGGGCGAGGAGGAATTATGAACGCAAGAAAAGCAATAACAAGGGCGGACGGACTGAGAATGAACGCTATTGGAGATGAGCAGAAATACGCATGGCTTTATGAGCTTGACGGAAAGCTGGCTGAAACAATAGGCGCAGAACTTCCAGTAAATCCATTCCCTAATGACGGAGAGCTCTTAATGCCGGAACCATGCGACAATATCTATGAGCTCTATCTTGTAGCGATGATTGACTATTATAACCAGGAAACAACGCTTTATGCTAACGATATGATTGTATTTAATAATGCACTCGATGAAGCTAAGGCGTGGTGGAGAAGGAATAATAGACCAGCAAAGAATGGAAATTGGAGGATAATGTAATGAAGCTTCCTCAAATACAGTACGCCGTCCAAAAGAATAAATCGACTGTTGTTCAAATGCGAGGAGTAAACTTTTCTGACTCTGTTCAGGACGGAGACCTTGCAAGAAGCTTAAATCTTTCAGCAAGACGATTTCCATTCATAACAACGCGGCGTAAAAGGGTAAAGCAGGTGGACTATGCGGGGGCGACAGCGCTGACAGCCTGGGGTAAACTTGTCGCAGTAGTAGGAACAAATCTTATATACGACGGAGAGATTGTAGGCACTGTTTCTCCTGGAGAAAAACAGTTTGCGGTTGTAAACACGAAGCTCGTAATATGGCCTGACAAGAAGTATTTTGACTTGTCTACCGAAGTTCTTAAAGACCTCGGAGCCGTATTATCCGGTCCAGGTTGTACTTTCACTTCAAATACTATGACAATCGCTTGGACTCACGTCGTGGAAGGCCAGACTGTTGCTTACGACTTAAGAGATTACTTTAATGTTGGAGATTGCGTAGAAATATCTGGTTGCACTAATACAACATCTAATAATAAATCTATTGTAATCCAATCTCTTACGGCTACTCAGATTACAGTAACTGACGACGGATTTGCAACTGGTAGTGAAAGCTCTGGAACGACGGTTCAGATTGAGAGAAAAATACCTGACCTTGACTTTATATGTGAAAGTGAAAACAGATTATGGGGTTGCTCTAATACAGATAGAACAATTTATGCTTCTTCTCTCGGAGACCCAACAAACTTTTACACATACGAAGGCCTTTCAACAGACTCTTATGCCCTGGCAATAGGCTCTGAAGGAGAGTTTACTGGTTGCTGCAAACTAAGTTCTTCAGTTCTGTTTTGGAAAGAGTCAGTGCTTCATAAAATACTCGGTTCTTATCCAGCTGAATATGCTCTATACACATATACGCTTGAAGGATTGAGAAGCGGTTGTAGCAAATCTCTTCAGGTTATTAACGAAGTATTGTTCTACGTTGGCCTTCACGGAGTATTCGCATATTCCGGAGGAACGCCTACGCTGATTTCATCTAATTTCGGCAGCAGAGAGTTTACAAATGCAGTATCTGGAAACGACGGAGATAGTTATTATCTATCAGTTCAAGAAGGAACGCAAAACTACTTGTTTGTATATGAAAGCAAGTTTGGAATATGGGTTATGGAAGATACTGTTAGGTGTAAAGACTTTGCACGTATAGGTAAAGACCTATATTTCCTTGATAACGAGGGTTATGTATGGCTTGAGGACGGAGGAGAGGACGACTCTAACATGGAATGGTATGCACAGTTTACTCCATTCTATGAAACAATCAACGGAAGAAAAGTTTATTCGAAAATAGCATTTAGACTTGAACTTCCTCTTGGTTCCTACGTTGTCGCTTCAGTAAGAACTGACGGAAATCGCTGGAGTGAGGTCGGTAGGGTTGCTGGTAGAAAAGATGACGTTATTCCTTTAAGAATAGCATTGAACCGCTGCGACAAGTTTGAGATAAAACTGTCTGGCCGCGGGCCTTGCACGATATTATCTATGCTTAGAGAGTTTGCGGTTGGGAGTGATATCTAATGGCAGTATTACCTGAAGACATGAATAAAATAGACACTCAAGACCCTCAAGGTTCATTGAAGGTTATAGAACAGTACATCAGATATATGGGAGAGCGAATTGAGTTTTCGTTCTCTCAAATGACTAAAAACGTTTCGGCCGCCGGTGTATCAAGCGCAGAAATATACATACTTGTTACAGCTATGGGAAATCAAATATCAGCAATGCAATCAAGTATAAACGGAATTGTTGGTAGACTAAACGGAATAGATAACTCAATAGCTCAAATCAATAATAGCATTACAGCTATTCAAGAAAATATATCTACAATTAACGGTCAAATTACAAGTTTAGACGCAAGAGTTACTGCTCTTGAAGAAAGGCAGTAAGGAGGTTAAAAATGGCATTAAAATATGGAAGTAAAGGCGACGATGTAAAACAGTTGCAAGAACAACTTAATGCTGCTGGCTACAATCTTGATGTTGACGGCTCCTACGGGCCTAAGACTCGAGCAGCAGTAAAAGATTATCAGGCAAAGAATAATCTTCAGGTTGACGGAATTGTTGGCCCTCAAACATCTGGTTCGTTGTCTCAAACAACTACAAAAACAACATACGATACAAATACGTATACCGGAAACAATAGCGGTGGTTCAGGAAGTACTGGCTCTGGTAGCGGTTCCAGCTCAACTGGAAGTTCATTATTCGATAGGAATGTAGACTACACAAGTGTTCTGACTTCTGCAATGCAATCAGGTAATACAGATACAGAATACTTGCAGTCTTTACTCAATCAAAGAATTGTTAAAGAGCAAGACCCGGAGTTTCAGAAATGGGCCAGCCCAGATTTCAATGCTTCAGTTCAGAATTATATTAACGAAATTAAGGCGGCAGAAGAGGCTAAGCAAGCAGAACAGAATAAAAAGTCTCAAAGCAGTTATGAGGCTGCACTTGAAGAAGCACTTGCGAACCTTCAATCACAGTTGGATTATGTTTCTCAAGCTCAAGCAGCTATTGGTTCGAGTGACACCAGTTCATACGAGCCAACAAAGTTCGACCAGTTAAAGGAACAGCTTGCTGAAAAGGCATTAAGCATGAATTATAATGACTGGCTTGGTTCTGAGCAGTATGCAGCACTTAAGAATAGATATGGTCTTGCCGGACAGCAAAACATG